GCAAAAAAGAACTAAAGGGGAAGGCTGGCCTTCACCTTTGCTTCTTTTTTGTGTGGGTACTGCCATGCCTGTCTGCCGTTTACGGCTGATGGACATGGGTTCGAGTGGTTTTTCTGGTTACTAGCGTCTTTGACAACAGTAACTTCTGATCTATCCTCTTGTGCTCCACGTCCACTCTTTTTCCTTCTTTTCTTTCACCATGTCTGCGACACTTGGTGCCTCTTATTCTCGCACACCAACTGGTGAGCAGGGCACGCGCTTGAGAAGTGGCGTTTCGCACTCTCAAGCTCGTCTCCCTGCGTGGAAGGAGTTGGTTGCGGTTGTCGCGCCGTCGTGTTGTGGTAAGTCAACAGCGGCACAGACATTCGGGGGGTACGATTTGGACGAGGTTGTAGCGGATGCATCGGACTCAACGCTCGATACTGAGCTAGATGAGATGTTGGCGTGTCGCGAGGATGGCCTAACTCAGGGGCGGAACGACCTGATGCATCGCCAGAACGCAATCATGCTCCAGCGGGCCAGGCGGTTCTTCGCCACTGTTGAGCCGGATTGCAATCCTCTCGTGCTGTACGTGCACACGGCGGAGATGGCGGCGGCGTTGGATCTGGAGGTATTGAGTGTGATCTCCCTCCCGATCAACGTTGTCGCCAGCAGCCCGCGTGCAAAGGCGACTTCGGACTACGAGCGCCGGGTGCTGCTGAAGCTGGTGGAGGAGCAAACCTCTGCCAATGACGAGTACTCTAGGCGCCATGGTCTTGAAAAGTCACCTTGTACGTCGTACGAGATGGTGCACAGCCGCATTCGGTCGCTGCTATTTGGGAGGGGAGTTCTAAAGATGACGCCGGCTGCTCAGGCCTGGCTCTCTGCTCTCGGTCCAGCCAGTAGCGAGGAAGTGGTTATGAATAAGGCGATGGCTATTCTGCGGGATAGGGATAACATTCGGTGGTTGCGCGCCTCTGCTGCTCGATACTTGCTCGGCAGCTTGGGTGAAGCGGCACCACATGAAGCCCAACAAGCATGCAACCATCCGACGTGGGCGCGCATCGTGCACGCGGCGGCTAGTGCTTCGCGCAACTTGAGTGCTGGTGCTGTGCCTAGTTGGACGGAAGCCGAGTGGCGGGAGCAGTTTCCGCTAGGTCCCGGCCACGCTGGCTTCGCTCTATGCAATGTCAGCGATTGGCTGGAGATGACTGGTCCGGCTATTCATGCTGACGGTGCGTACGAGTGGTTCAGGCAGGTAGTTCAGCTTAGTGGGACGGGCGTGAAGTACGAACGGCTGATGTGCCTCCTGTCCTTCGGGGACGTGCTAGCGTACGTGGTTCCTCAATGGCAGGAGTTGGTGTATAGGTTGCCACTTGGCGCTCTGCCTGATTCCGCGTTCATTACGATCGCCAAGGAAGTGCATGGTGCAGTACGGTCAGGATTAAACTATTTAGGGCGTGAACTACAGGTGAAGGACCTCACTTACTTCACGTACTTCGATTGTTTAGCTGGTCGAATCATTGGCGCCAATGACATAGAGGCGGAAATAGAGGAGCGCACCAACCCGCAGAAGCCAAAAGTGTTCTTTCAGGATGGCAAATGGTCGCAGGAGGAATTCGATAAAAGGTTCAGGGAGGCCGTCGCAGTGCAGTGTGACTCGATGGCCCGGTCAATGGGAAAAGTGTTGGCCAGCCTTGGTGATCAAGTGGAATCGTTCGAGGAGTTCTTGCGTCATAGGCGCCTTTGGGTTAAGCCTGGCGCAGTGACTGGCGCTCCGAAAGCCGATGTCTATCTCAAGGTGCCTGAGTCAAAGATGAAGGAGCTATCCGACGTGGCGGAAGAGGTGGCTGACATGACGATCGTGGTGTTAAAACGCGTGCGCCTAAATAAGTCGGCCCTTTTTGAGTTCCCGCAGTTTGTGGAGCTGGTGCAAGAGGCGTTAGCCGACTACGAGCCGAATGCATTCTCGCGCTACTTCTGGAAGATGGAGCCTGGAAAAGAGGGGGGGCGTGCGCTGTATCCTTGCCACTTGCTCCACTACGTGATGGTCAGCCACATTCTTTATCTGGTGGAAAAAGCGCAACCAATGGATAATAGTCGATATCCGGCATCGGCTACTGATCAACGTGAGGATCATTGGCTTTGGCGCGAATCACACGACGCAGCGGTACACTTGATGCTTGACTACGCTAACTTCAATGAGACCCACTCTCGGAAGCATATGCAGATGATGTTCAAGCAGCAGCGTGCAGTGTTTGCCCAGCATCACGCTTTAACCGAATCGCTCGAGCAATCGTTTCGTTGGGTCGAGGAGGCATTTGAGCGTATATGCATAGAGCACGAAGGTAACCTGATCGCGGTTTCGCACGGGCTATGGTCAGGTATGCGAAACACGACGAACACGAACAGCTTGGCAAACCCCGCGTACCTGCGCGTTATAGGAGAGCAGGTTGCCGTGTTGACGGGTATTTCGCCGCTAACGTCAGCCCAAACAGGTGGCGATGATGTAGCGGCCGAAGCACGCTCGTTATACGAGGCAGTGCTTATACTGCGATGTGGTGGCGCCATGGGATTCGGATTCAAGGCTAGTAAGCAGCTCATCGCCTACAAATATCGTGAGTTCTATCGCTTGTTCGTGGATGAGCATGGTGTGTATGGCAGCCTGTGCCGAATGTTTGGTTCCGCTTTCTCCGGGCAATGGTCCAACAGCGTGCTTGCCAAGTTCGTAGAGCCGGCCGCAAAATTATTGTCCGTTGTCGAAGTGGCGCGGAAAGCTGGCAGGCGAGCTAGATCGCTCTCGTTCATGGAGAAGGTAGTGACGTGCGCGTTTCGGAAATGGGCGACTGACGGTGAGGAGCAGCTAGCATATAACTTGGTGCACGGCACGAAAGCGACGGGAGGCCTGGGAATACCGACAGCACTTGGAGATGTGTTGGAGCTTGATGGGTACGCCGAGCCTGAAGAGCGACTCGAAGTCGTGGGCGCGCCGGCAGCAGCGAGCATGGAGTTGGCGACTAAGGTGACGACCGAGGTTTCCAATCTCCTGTCTCCAGAATGTGCTGTTGATGTGCGGCAACTAGCGGCTCAATTATCGGAAGGGGCGTTCCTTAGCGCCGTCGCTCAGAACCGTGGGCCGGGTGTGCTGCGTGTGTCTGGCTCAAGGAGAAACCCGAAGCTAGTGCGCCGAAAAGCTATACGTGCTGAAGAGTTCCCGAAGGCGTCAAGCAATCTGTTCTATCGCAAGTTGGCGAGTGCACGAGAATGGATGCAGGCAATGCGGCGGGCCGGCGCGAAGTATGCCAGCCTATCGCAAGCGGTTAAACCGAAGTACAGGCGCTTGTTGGCCGAGAAAGTCTGCCAGGGGATACCGGGTGCTGAAGCCGAACTGGTGTACTTCTGGAAGGAAGAGTTAGAGCTGTATGGGTGCGCCACCTACTTATTAACTGAGGATTACTATGCTGACGTAGTGATGCTTGCGCTGCAGCAGCACAAATGTACGAGTGATACCGTGAGTCGTAAGGCAGCAGAATTGGCTGTTGGTTTGGCAAATGATGGGTTCATGCATTATTAGGTGATGAGTGATGTTACAATGCTTCGCGCAGCTGGCTGCGGGCGGCATTGAGTCATAACGCACTCGAAAACATGAGGCGAGCCTCATTGTGTGT